CTGCATGATCTTTAGTCATGCAGCTGTTGACTAGTGAGAAAATACTTGTTCTTTAGACAAGTGTTAGTTTCATTGTTTTAGCCAGCAAATACATCACTGGATCCCTGAGCTATAGCAGAACCGCACGCCACCGGATCACCAATTCTGGCCAACTGTTTTCCATTTACATATACCGTATTTGAACCAGAATCAAGAACACTGGCATGACACGATGGTCCGCAGCAATGCACGACCCACCCATCGCCCATTCGATGTGCCCCGATTCCGTTCACGAACACATCTCCGGATGCCCCGTTGTTCTCTCTTGGTGGAAAACACCCATGTCCGGTGCAAATATCTCCCAGTCTAGTCACTGCCGGCATATCATCCCACCAAGACAAAACTATTACCCGATACAGTCCGACCATTAGCTATAGTCAAAGATTGCATACGATTATCGTTTCTATTAAAAGATAGATGTATCCATGTTGAGGATGGTCCCCTATATTTCAGAATCAGTTGTCGGAAAGCAGGTAACATTCGTTGTATTTCCTGAATTGCCCTAAAATGCGCCTCTCTATCAAAACCACTTAAATGAATATCCGCGGCGAACCCTCTAAGGTGGTCTGAGTTCCTGCTACCCCCGACTTCACTATTAACCGCCTCACTTCTCCAGACTGAGTTTAAGCGCACATTTGGAAACCGTTCTCTAATTGGATCTAGACAGTTCACGGCTAACTGTTTCATGTTACAAACAATTTCTGGTGCAGATAAACCAACGTTTGTTCCTCTAGGCATACCACTTCGACCAACTCGGGTCAATTCGCCTAGTGTATAATGTCTAGACAACCTTAAAGTTGGCACTAGATCAGCCTCACTAAATCCGCACTCACTAATTATTGCTTCTGGTCTACGTGTTGGTGCCGCTGCTTCTTCTTTTCTGACACCTGGTTCTTCAACATCAACCGGATCAACCTTACCGGCATCTAATTGGCGTTGTCTAAACTGAGTACCATCACCCTCATCTGGTGATTCATAGTTTGCATCGAGTTCCTGAAACCGCGATGGCGTTCTCAATGGACCAAACTCATTGATCCCATCTGCTGCTTCAGATGGTACTGTTACACCGCCACTGGCCCCTGAGTTCAAATCAATTCTACTTGCATCAACCGAAAAATTCCCACCACATTTGACCAAAAAATTCCCACCTATACCAGCATGTAAATTTCCTGTAACTCCAAGATTGGTATTTCCTAGAACCTGAATGTTAGCATTGTTCTCAACTCGGATATTATGATTACCCTCGATTGTCACATTGGCTGTGCCACGGATGACAATAAACCCGTTCCGCTCCAGAATCTCATACTTATCGCCCACTATCCGATTGACTGTAGTACCATTGACATCAATCTCAGTGTATGTGCCAGATTTATGCCATGAATGTGTCCGCTCATTCTGCGGGGTATCATCCCACTCCTGGACATGCCCACTCTCAGTACTGAATACATGATTAAACGGATACTTTGCATTATAGGGGATTGGGGGTTGGTTCCATACTGTCCCAGCGGAAGTCTGAACACCTATTGTTCTAGCTGACTCCTTGGTAAAAACGATAGTTCGATCAATTGATTCGCCTCGTGCTAGCCTATGTGTATCTGGTTCATTGACCCACCTGGGATATACTCTATTTGGATCCTGAAAACCATTTGACTGTCTTTGGAATACACGCTGACGAATAACCGAGCCATTGCCATCATCTCTCTGAATAACAACCGGGTTCTGAGTTCTATCTGGTGGAGTTTCTTCCTCTGGTGGTTTTGGTGCCGGATCCAATTCTCCGTCCAGAGATGGGAACCCATTCTTGACAAACAAGCGCTGTTCATCATTCCTTCGGTTAAGCAATGTACCCTGATTATTCTTTGTCTGGGGTATAATAGCTGCGGCACCCCTATAATCCCCAGAATTGATCAAGGAAACAATGCGGGTTCTCCTTAATCCTGTGACCCCCATGTTATATGCCATACTGACCAGTGAATCATACATGCTTTGTGTCACGGGTCCAGTAATCATCCTCCGGACACCAGGCTCAAACTCATCTCTTAGTCTATCGGTGAACAGTAAGTCTGCCTCAGCTTTAGTGATTACCGAATCTTGGGTGACTCGACTACCATCTGGCATAAAAATACTACCCCAGCCAATGGTCCATATATCCCTTGTATCCTGGTAACTAAAGATTCTGGTCGAATCTGGGGCATTAGCACTAACCAGTCTAGTTCTTTCTCTTGATGAGGATGCTAGACCCTCATGTTTCTGTAGAAACTTGATACCCTCAGGGGACACCCGCATTGTCATCGGTTTTGACAGAACTCGTTTGGGTGGTTCAGGTTTAACCTCGACCTGCCTAGTCTCCCCGGTCAGAATAGGATTGCCAGAATCATCTGTTACTGTATTACCAGAACTATCTGTCAATGGGACCCTCTCCTCTACAACGACAGGTTGCAATGGAGAAGGTATACCGCCAATAGTACCAATGATAATGGGAAACTGTAGGTGTAAATCGTTGAATAGAACAACGACCCACGTGCCTTCGACTGGACCGACCGGGGAGTGCCCTATACCAGACATGGCAGCAGAGGTCACTGGTTGCATTACTGTAGCCCATGGCAAATCAGCCGTAGGTAAAACAGTCTTATCTTCGGTATGTAAACCGATGACGCGCACTTTACAGCGACCGAGTTTCATCGGGTCACTTACTCTGTCCTCTACAACACCATAGTAAATGTTATTCATGTTGATACCACGCTGTCTTTCATTAATTCCATTTTACATGTATGAGCACGACCATCGAATTTATGTGCTATAGCAGTAATAATATAGTAACCACTTAACATCTTATTCTTGATATCACCATCGGACATATCTGAAGTGATATTCTTCAATTCATTAATTGTTAGTTTAACCCTCTTACCAACTGTATAATCAGCACGACCCATAACATCAATTTCAATCTTCTGACCCATTAACATTTTAGAATGCATAATTCTTCGGGATAAAAATCTGGCATTGCTAAGGTCCTCTGGTTCAAATAAACCAAAATGTTTGTGTGTAGGTATTAACCTAGGTCTAACTGAATCAATGACTTTATCTGTATATAACCTATTAGGGTTCAATAGAGGTTTAACATCATTTCTTTGACTTAAATCTCTGACTTCATACTGTTTTCTAACAATATCATGAATTAATGATCTACTATTGACAACGCCCGAATCATTATCTGTAATGAAGTCATAGTAGTGAGATACATTAAGTGTCTGTATTTGTTTGAACTCTAGGTTAATATCCCGAACTACGGATGTTGACCCAGGTGCAACTTCGGTCATTAGATAATCGGTCTGTATAAAATCTTGTAATATTGGCTGACTGAATATTGATTGTACGCTAACGAAATTCATCCCATCACGGTTCTCAAAGGCCACAAAGTCTGCAGTATTTTTATCGGATAGTGCATTATCAGCCAGAAATGCTAGATTGGTTATAGCCGACCAATAATTTGAGACATATGCAGTCCTATTTGAACTCGGAGAAACAGTTATAGTTTTCTCTGTCTTTAGATGTGTCTGGTATATGTCCTCAGCAATTTGGGATGGCGAGCCTATAAATCTTTTGGATATATGTAAACTTGTATCGGTCATTGATTCTAGACTGACGAAGTTGAGTGTATAAACCTGTGTTCTTTCCTTGACCAATGATTGATCACCAATTTTATAAAGATGAAAGAATCCCTCAATACTTTTATAGCTTGGTGTTCGAACCTTGATTCTGAGTAAATTTTTCCCACCCCTGCCAAATAGACTTGGCAAATCTAATGTGTCACGAATAACTGCAGTTCCAGTAATCAATGGACTATACATATCCTCATAGATATAAAATGCATTTAATTGATTGCGAACATCAACGGCTAAATCAGAATCCGCCTTTAGTATTGCAAATTCATCTAATATAAACTCACCGGCAAATGTAATGCCTTTATTTGGATTACTATTATCCATTAGAGAATGCTGCCTCTAGTTCTCTGGAGATTTGACCAATTAATCGTTGATCAATAGTTTTAATTCTACGTTTAGATTCATTGATCCTAAATTCATATTCATAATTGGTTATAGCTCTTGACAACGGGGTACCGGAATTAACCACGTTGCCAAATTCATCTTCAAAGTGTGGGACACCAAATAACATATGTGTCTGATTATGACTACCAACTCCGTATTTTTCCTCGATGATTTCATTTAATCTATCATCACTGACTGGAAAATCATTGATGTAATCAAATCGCTCATTGATTAACATCAGAACCCAATGTAAATTTGGATCACCATATAATTTTTCTGCGATCACTTCAATTCTTTCATCATCTATAATATCATAATAGTCATAGTATTGAATACCAGAAATTATCTCTTTAATAATTCGGACATTGAGTACAATATCTTTAACTGCACGAAACTCTGGTCCATTTCTAAATGTAGTAAACGGATATACTATAACAGGGAATGATTTAAAGTATGACATTAGGCACCCGATTTGTTATATGGTGATGTTTCCTTAGTAGCAACATTCAGTTCTCGGAATTGTAATTGCATATTGATCTGAGTGGGCATACCATTCGGGAATGTATTAAAAATACCCATTGGGGAATAAATAACTGACATATTAGTCAATACCGCTGAAAATTGTTTTTCCAGATACTCATTCTCTTTATCACCACGATAATACTTCACATCAAACTCTGATGGGAATAGATATAAGAACTGATTCTGATCGCGGAATTCCGGGAGCATATGGTGTCTAAACTTCCGAATGATATTCAGAACATTTGCAGCTTCCCGTTCACTCTTTGGGGCAAACATATAAAAGAAGGAAAAATCCCTAAAGTTAACTCTGCGGAATAACTGTTCCATCTTAGACTGACCGGGTGTTGTTCTCAATGCCATCTGTCGGAATTCGGATCCCTCAAATGCTTTTTTAGCAACAAAGCTCCCACCGAGTTGAATTGCACGTTCAATCATACCGGCATTGTTGACATTATTTGCGCCAGTTAGGATATCAAGACCATTAGCTGCTAAGTATAGGTTGGTCATATCCTCTTCACTGTATTCTGCATTCCAGCCTGTACTCAATTCGTTTGGTACGTATAGACTAATAGCCGTCACTAGACGTTTCATTGGCAAGGCTACATTTAGTGTCTCCCTAGTACCCTCAAGAGGGGCAGCAGCTCGTGTCATATCAACCTGTGACCGATTAAATTGATCCCGGGGAATATCGCGGACACGGACGCCACCTTCCTGACGGGCAATCTTACCCTCACCAGTTACATTGATGAAGAACACGATTTTATTCCCGCCATATTCTTTTGAGGTGTCTAGATCAATTGGAAATTGATGTGCAGACACGTCGTACTTGTTTGACTGATTATCTGAGACTTGACTTTGTGTGCTTCTTGTAACCATACTGATTTGAACTAAATAGATTATGGACTATTTAGTTTGAGGAAAATGCCAAAATATAATCAGGGTAGATTTACACCAAAAAGGCCGGAGAAATATGTCGGTAATGTAAATGAAATCATTTTTCGGTCCTCGTGGGAACGCAAGTTTCTACAGTGGTGTGATGATAATCCCGGTGTCATAAAGTATGCATCTGAGGAACTGATTATACCTTATTATTCACCAGTAGATCAGAGAATGAGAAGGTACTTTGTTGATTTTGTGATAATGGTTAAGACTAGAACTGGTGAGATCAAAAAGTTTGCGGTTGAGATTAAACCCTCAGCTCAATGTGAACCACCTAAACAGACTAAAAAAACCAAACGATACTTGACCGAGATGGCTACATATGCAACTAATCAGGCTAAATGGGAAGCCGCAGATGAATATTGTAAATCAAAAGGTCTAGAATTCCTTGTATTAACTGAAAAACATCTATTCTGAGAACATAAACATGGCAGTTGGAGCAAATCGTAGAACATCATTTGAGTTATACCATATCTCACCGAGTGATGTTATAAGAACACGGACATGGTTCGATGAGCAAATTAGGCATTTATCCACTAAAAAGGTTACACCAAATAGACTAATGATGGGCGCTGGCGGCGCAGAATTAACTGGTACTCTATTACCCGGTAAACTGTATTTCTTTTATTATGACCCAAAATATAAAGAGACATTACCGTACTATGATCAGTTTCCTCTGGTATTACCTTATGACAGAGATAAAACTACATTCATTGGATTGAACTTACATTACTTAGAATATAGACCTAGAATGGAATTGTTTAAAGCTCTGGCTAAGAATCACGGGCAGAATATGATGTCTGAGTCTGCTAAGATCAGATACTCATGGGAATTAATTAAGGGGGTTTCAAAAACAAGTCTAGCCCAGGCTTGTATTAAACGGTACCTGTTCGAACATGTTAAATCTCCCTACCTGGCAGTCCCAGAGGAATCTTGGTATACAGCGATGCTGTTACCAGTACAACGGTTTGCCAAGGCCACAAAAGAACACGTCTGGCGCGACTCGGCACGCCATACAAGCTGGTAATTAATATGGCAGGTTACGCATCATTAAATCAATTTATATCCCATGTCAAACAGCATGGGATGCTGACCGCATCTCATTTCCATGTTATCATCGGCGGTTCTCCAGGGGGCGAAATTAATACTCGGGATGTCATGATGATGTGTGAATCGACCAACTTACCCGGATTAAACATTTTCACCAATGAGATTAGGATCTTTGGTGAATCAAGATCAACTCCATATAGTATATCCTATTCTGAATTGTCAATGAATTTCATTCTTGATCGAAGTTTAAAGGTCAAACAATATTTTGAAGATTGGACAAATCAGGTATTCAATCGTGAGACAAGAAAATTGGGTTATTATAATGATTACACCAAAGATATTGAAATTTACATCTCAGATCGTACCGGAAAACCCGCTCATGCATTAAAGCTATTTGAATGCTATCCTAAATCAATAGGTGATATTGGATTAGATTATAATTCACATGATATATTAAGATTACCTGTACAGATTGTCTATAAGTATTGGGAAAATATACATGTAGGTAATATCAATAACCGTAGAAATACTATATTCAATCTAACCGGTGGTAATATACCAGCCGAGCTTTCATTGGCACCAGGAGAATCAATAGTCACGGGTAATCCTGGCGGTGGGATCAATCTCGATTGGAGAGATGAACACGGGCTGCCTCTAACTAGTGCTGGGCTTGGTATATCTGGGTCATTGCCAAGATTATTCAATAGTGCATCTGCTGCAGCCAATTCTAGTTCATTGCCAGCAACCGTCGGTTCGAACATGAGTGGTCTGAGTGTGTTTACAAATAATCTTGGTTCTGGTATAACACAGCTAGGTCGATCGTTATCAGCGATTACAGCACCCGTCTCTGCCATAAGCGGTGCGGTAGGTGGTATTGCATCTACACTAGGGCAGTTTGATAATACACTTAATGCAATGGGAATTGGTCGACCATTCTCGCATACTGTTAATAGATTAAATGGTGTATCTGGTTCAATAGCAGTGATATCAAGTGTTAATGGTGTACCAGGACAGCTATCCAGCCTAGGTGGGGTCATGACTGGGGCATCTGGGGCATTTAGCCAGACGGCGCGCGCCCTTGAATCTGTCCCGGCTGCAACACAAAGATTCAGAGATTCATTGAATAGAATAGGCGGATCATTTTCTACAAATGGTTCAGTATTAGCCAACGCATCAAATCAATTACAGTCTGATCTGGAGAATTCACCATGAACTTCAATGATTGGATTCAGAATAGGTGGAGACCAATTACAGCAATCGTGTACTTGGTTATTTGCATGTTTGACTTTGTTATTTTTCCAATTGG